TGCCCAAAGCAGCCATTTTTTCACCAGGTGAAACCTTAAATATCTCAGGTTGATCTGCTGGTAAAAATATATCATTAGCTGTTGCAGTTGGTGATACAGCAAAAACAATATGTAAATCTGCATCAGAAGCTACTCTTACATATTCAGTTTGTGTACCAAACTTAGCAGCAGTTGCAGCAGATGAACCAGATGGTGATACTCTTTGTGTTGTTCCAGGTTTTAATCCATAATTAAAACTCATATTTTTCTCCTATTATTTTTGGGGGAACTTCCGCTAGGCATGAACCCCCAATTTATATTTATCTTCTTATAACAAATGTCACAAGTAATTTTTTAGCACCAGTAGAACCACCATTAGTGATCATCTCTATTGTGCCATTTTCTTCTACTCTGTTTGCAGCAGTTGGTTCAGCAGTATCTACATCACCAGCAGCAGAGCCAGAGTGAGCTACAGTTATTGCACCACCAGTTACAGCAGTACCACCTATTTCAAAAGTGATTGCTGCGTTACCGCCAGATATAGCACCTTGTAAAGCAGTTATAATTTTAACTATTTTACCGCCATCTGGTACACCAACAAAAGTTGATGAAGCTGTTGAAACATCTTCAATCTCAGCAGTTAAGAAGTAGTCGTTTAATGTTCTCATGTTTTTCTCCGTTTGTTGTTCCGCCTATAACCTTACTAAGACTTCAACATTGGTTAAGTGATGGGGATGTAGTTTTTAAAGGTTACACCCCCAATCACAATTAAGATTATGATGTTGTTAAATCGTAAACAGCACCACTTGCTTTTTCGTTTCTTGACTCAAGAGTGTACTCAGCTACCATGAATCTTTGGTCTGCATCAGCAGTCTGTGCAGGATTCTGTAAACTGAAATCTCTTAAGAAAGCTACCGCAAAGAAGTCCATCTCTAAGATTAGAGCATCTTGACCTTTTTTAGCAGCAGTTGCGTTAGCACCTCTAATGAATCTATTAGGAGCAACTTGGAGTGTTCCAAAGTCACTTTCATAGACATCAATAGATGTAACTAATCTTCTGTCTTCTGCTTGGTCAAATCTTGTTGAACCGCCTGTAAAGCCAGATAGTTTTTGTTTGTTGAAAGCTCCAACCATAATCATGTTTGGATTTCCACCTTCATCAAAGCAACTTCTTAGAACACCTTTTAATTGGTCTTCTGTGAAAGCTCTTTGAGTTCCATCTGTTCTTGCAGCACCGCCACCAGAACCAGAACCACCAGCACCTGCATCTACGTTAGATGAAAGCAGTTTCCATATCTCTTTTTAATTCTTTCGCAGATTTTGCTACTTGGTAAGCTAACTCATTATTTCTTCCAGCAGATGTTACAGCATCATTTGTTGCAGATACTTGCACAGCTTTTGTAGAAATCTGAGTGTGGTTAGTTAGTTTAGTTGTTGCTGATAATGTTGGGTATGAGATTGTTGCACCTTCTACCGCAGCATTTGCAGCTACATCAGCCAATGAGTCTGTTTGCCATTGGTGTGATGTGTTAGTTGCTGATGTTTTAGCAACCCCAGACATAAATGGAGTTTCTGTTGGAGCTATTGAATAAATAATATCCGCTAGATCCTCTCTTATGCCGACTGTTTGGTATGTTTGAAATACAGCCATTTTCGTCTCCTTTTTAGGTTAGTTGTTTATAAATAACCTTTCAGAAGATCAACAGCATCTTTTGTGTTGCCTGACTTCTTCAAGGTTCTTAATTGAGACAACCTTGATTTATTATCTTTTTCATCTTTTGTACTTTTAACACCTGACTTAACAACTCTTGATGGTTTGACAATTTTTTTTGCAAAATTTGTTTTCACTGGTTTTGCATTTTCAAAATATCTCATTCCATCTAAGACCACATCAAATTGTCTGCTATCATAAATAGCAGAAATTTCTTGATCTGAAAAACCTCTTTGTACAAGATAGTTTCTCATGTTTGTTTTAAGTGTAGCTCCTTTTAATGGATCAGAAAAATCAGGATGCTTAATAGCAACCTTTCTTTGTTCTTCAACTACAACTTTCTGAAACTCCTGTTCTTGATGTCTTTTTAGTTTCTGTTGAGATTGCTGTATGCCTTCTCTCCTTCTTCTAAGTTTTCTTTCAATTTTAGCAGCTTCAGTTGGGTCTTCATCATAAAGTTTATCCAACTCTTTTGAATTAAGTTCGTTGTTTAATTCAGTATTAAGAGTAGCAGTAAGATTATTTAGATCGTCAATCTTAGTTGTGTACTCTTTTGACAGACGATCTTTGTCAAATTGAATCTGTCTTCTTTCAACAGCCAATTCTTCAGTTTTTCGTCTGTAGTCGGCATCTTTTTGATAACCTGCTTTTAATTCCTCAAGGTCAACTTCAATCTTTTCACCATTTACAATAATTTGGTGTAGATCAGTTTCTTGTTCCTCTACAGCATTTGAATCTTCTGATGCTTCTTCTTGCACTGGAGCTTCCTGTTCAGGTTGAGCTTCAGGTTGTTGTTGAACCTCTTGATTATCTTCAGCTTTCGCTTCTGGTTCTTGTTGTTCAACTGGTGCTTCTTCTTTTTGAGATTTAGAAATTACTCCTTTAGAGTCTAATAAACCTTCAATATGTTTAGCAGCACCTTGTACCGAACTTTTGTTCAGTAACGGATTTGTTTCTGACATATAGTCTCCTATGGTTAAGCTCCCTTGATGGGTTGGCTTATTCTAATCTTTTGACTAGAATTATTTTTCTTGTTGATTTTGGAAATCAGCTAATTGTTTTTCTGCTAATTTTCCTGTTTCAAGAATTTCTTTAAAATGCTGCTCTACTTTTCCTAGAACTTGGTAAGCTAACCATAATTTTTCTCTAGCTTCACCATCTTTTGCTCCAGTTTGTTCAAACAAAGCATTTGAATAAATTTTTTTAAGCTCCTGTATAGAATCTTGAAAAAGTTTATTCTGTAATATCTGTTTCGCCTGAGATGCTCTGCTCAATTCTTGGCTTCTCTTGGCTTTGTCCTTCTGATCCATCTATACCTTGTATCTGCTTCCCTAGCATATTAGCAGATTTTTGTGCTTCTTCAAGTATCTTACTATTATTTGATACAATCATTTTATCTAATTCAGCATCTGCTTTTAATTTTGTAGTATCTAATTGTGTACCATATTTCAATGTCATTTCTTTTATCTTTGCTTCAAAATCTAATAACATTTGTCTTTGTTTTTGCTCTAATTCTTTATACTCTAATTCTAAATCAGCTATCTTTCTTTTGTTTTCAGAATCAATTCTAGTCATTTCTATTTTTTCAATAGGTGGAATTGGTGGTGGAGGTGGTGGAGTTACATATTGTTTACCTAAATCAGGGTTGATGAAGTAACTATCCACTGTTTTGAGTCCTGCGTTCTCTACAATTTTAGATAATGTATTGTAAATATTTTTTAAACTTACCATTGGGAACTCTCTTTGTCCTTGTAATTGAAAAGCTTGTAACTGTTTATCTAAAATATTATTTAAAATTACAATTTGTTGTTCTTTAGTTCCTGTGCCAAGACCTACTTGTATTGTAACATTAAATCTATTTTTCCATTCTGTAGGCATCACTGGAATATACTGGTTATTAAGTTGTATTATTTTTTCTCTGTCTTGATATTTAACTGAAAGCTCAAACATTTTTCTAAATAAATCTTTAACACCAGTCTCAGCAAATATTCTTGCAATTAATTCTGCTCTCATTTGAGTTTGATTCATTATTGCAGAAATACCTGTAGCTGTTTTATTTAACGAATCAGAATCTAAACCTTGATTGTATTTTGTAACACCTGTTCTTACTTCTCTAACTGTATCTAAGTATTCTAATAATGGAAAAGCTTGTTGTGAAATAGGTTGAGCTTGTATCGGTTGCATCACTTGGTTAGGTGCTTGTTTAGTTCTAACTACACCACCAGGTCTTGATGTAAGTAAATCATCCATATTTACCATTCCATCCATAACAGCAACTCTGTTGTTATTAGTTAAATACATATTATCTAATAACTGTCTCATCACAGTTGATTTCATTAATTGTATGTCCTCAACTAATTCTGAAACTGATCTGCCATAAAATCTGTGCGGCATTGGAATTGGTGTAACAGAAACAAAAGGAATATGATCACATGGCATATTTTCTAAAATAAATTCTGAAGTATCACCAACAGATAAAATTTTTCTAAGTTCTGCAATACCATCACCATCTGCATCATAACGAACATAGTTTTCATAAACTGTTACAGTTTGTGTAGATTGATTGTCAGATGTATTAAATGGAAAGTCTTCTATGTTTTGGTATCTTGCTAATCGTTCTGTATTTAATGTTGATGCGTCTGAAGTTGGAAGACTATCTACATCCTCTTTATCGTAACCCATGCTGATTAATTCTGATCTAGTCATTTGAACTCTATGTGCAACAAAGTTTGCATCTTCAAGTTTAATAGCAGTACGATCAATTAAAAATTCTTCTGGTGGAACTGACTCAACCTTTATCTTGCCTTCAGTAATAGTTCTTTTAATTTTACAATCATGTAATTTTGGTTCAGGTAAATCTATATCTATACCTTGCTGTTCCATTTGAGCTTCAAACTGTTCAGCAGCTTGTTCAGCTAATTCATCTGGTTTTTCTGTATGATCTATAACTTCTACATTTTCATCTGAAGTTAAATCTTCATAATCTTTATCTGTTAAATTTTTGTAAGTTTCATATTCTACTTTTTGTGATTCATCATAGAATATTTTTAAGATTCCATTTTTTTCTAATAAGGCATCTTTGAAAAAATTATATAGTAATTGAAAGCCATCATTTTCTTTATAAAAAATATGATTTAAATATGCTGTAGCTTGATCGGCTAAGGGTGCATCTTCTGCTTTGACTGGTTCACATACTACAACTTTATCTGATGCAGTAAAAACTCTTAAAAGATTTGGAAGTAAACTTTCAATCGTATCAGCAACATCTGTACTAACGACTTGCGATCTTCCATCAATCTCATTGCCAAGCTTATCACCTTGATAATATTCTAATGATTTTTCTCTTTCAGAAGATAATGTTCCTCCTAAGAAACCTAATGAATTATGTATGTGAGATTGTATTGTATTTTTTAATTCTAAATCTTCTAGTCTTTCAATTTTTTTTGCCATAACTAAACTATATAACTTGTATCAACATGGACTGGTTCTTTCCAGTTTGTTTTTTGTCCACCAATAAATGTGCAGCCATATCTAAATGCGTCTGCTGGATGTGATGCAAAATTGTGTGTTGGTCTGTTTTTGAAACACTGATTTTTTTCATCCCATTTTTTTGAGTAAGCTTTTAATGCTTCAACACCCATTGCTGTATTTTGTTTGTCAAAGTAACAATTAGGTAAAGCTTTTCGTACTGCCTCAATTCCATCTTCAATAGAAAGTTTTGGTGCAATATCAAATGATATACCTAATTCCAAAGCGATTTCCAACCTTGATTTTCCAAAAGCTCCTAATTCTCTAACTTTTATATCATGCGGAGCTATATGTCTATAATATTTATAAGGTTTGCTATCTAGTAGGTCTGCATAAAAATCTAATCCTTCACCTGAGTTTTCTTCATAATCAATCACTCTTATTTGATCTCCATGTCTTTGAACAAACCAAATAGCTGTGGAGTCCTTTAATCCTAAATCCCACCAAGTTTCTGTATCCAGGTTTTCATCATAAGGCACAGATGTCATTCTTTTTGCGACCTCAAGCTTTTCTATGATAGCTCCATAATATGATCCTGTAATTGCTGCTTGAAACGAACATTCAAACTCCTGGTTATATAAGTCTTCTGACATAGTATTTTGTGCAGACTGTAATTCTTCTTTGTCTAGGATTTCTGTTTGAGATGCTTTGAAAACCCCTGTCCACCAACCTTTTTGTTGCACAGCATCTTTATGCAGTTTGTAAAAATAATTCTGACCTTTGGGTGTACCTATAAATACACACCATCCTTTCCTGTCGGCTAATGCTGGTCGGATAATTTCTGGAAATAATGTTGGACTAATATTCTGCGTTTCATCCATTA